AAAAAAAAAAAAAAAAAAAATAAAAAAAAAAAAAAAAAAAAAAAAAAAAAAAAAAAAAAAAAAAAAAAAAAAAAAAAAAAAAAAAAAAAAAAAAAAAAAAAAAAAAAAAAAAAAAAAAAAAAATAAAAAGATTAAAAAAGGAAAAGCTTGAAAGGGATGCTGAGAGGTTAGATGATTATTATACTATATCAGCAAATTATATAAATAGTAAGGAATTAACACCAGAATCTGCAGTATTAGGTCCTGAATATAATTATGGTGATTACATAAAAAGTCCTAAAAATCTAGGTATGAGTTCTAGAGGAGAGATCAGAGTATTAGAAAAAGATGTTAATGGATTATTTGCTTATGTAGATGTATTATTAAAAGGTAAAAGTAAGGCGATTAAAGGAGACGCTGTATTAGGTCCACAGACTTTTGTACCCACTGGAGCAACGTGTCAATTAGACATTGGCCCTAATCAAGAACGCACCGTTCAAAGATATATATATAATAGTTTTAAACCAACTGGTAATATACCTATAGATGGTGAGGACGGTAGTATTAAAGACGCGCGAGGTTTAATACCAGGACTTTTAGAAAATGCCGCAAAATTTAATCCCATGGATATGTTTGAATCTTTATTAGATTCAAATCCTAAATGTATGATGCTTAAAATGCCAACAACTACATCTAGTGGTGCAGAAATAGCGGAAGAATATCCTGTTTCTATTGTAGACATCGGACAAATGGACCCATGTAGTTTTATATATTACGGTAAAAGAAATCCCGTTACACAAGTATCATGTGGTGGCGGAATAGATGAGGATGCTGCGAGGAGAGCGAGGAGAAGGAGGAGGAGGAGGAGAAGGAGGAGACGAGGATTTCAAAATATCTATGATAAAACAGAAAATATATATGATAAAACATATGTTGAAATAGATGATATCTTTGATACAGGTGAATTATATATATTCACAATGGGTCTTATATTTATGTATGTAGTCTTACGAGGATTTAAAATAGATATAGACAAGTAAATTATTATTAAATATATATTTTTTTCAAATATATATTTAATTTTTATTGTATGAACGCCTTGTTTTAGGTTTTCCTCTCTTTTTTTTTGATTCACGTTTTTCTTCTACTATTTCATCTGCATCATCATCATCGTCATTGTTAAAAATGGATGATAACATATTAAAAGGATACATAATTGCCTCAGATATCTGTACTATATAATCATCATCATCTAATTCTACTTCAACTTCTTTTTCATGTAAAACGTCATCGCTTTCAATATTTTTTTTTGATTTAGAATAATGTTTTTTTGTTTTTCCACGAGGCATTATAAGTAATTTTGATATTATTAATTGAGTAATTTATCTTATTTATTTCTAGTTTTTCTAAATCTATTATTTTTTTTAAATTTTTTTTTGCTTTTGTTTCCTCCATTTTGACCTTTCCAATAAGCAGCATTTCTTCTATCTCTTATAATGGTAGCGAAATTTCTAGGTTTAAATAGATTAAAAATATCGAGATCAATATTGATATCAACATCTAATATTTTTCTAACAATATTTGAAATTCTCACTAAATCTCCTACCGGGTCTAATATAATAGCGTTAGATGTCATTAGTTATACTATGTTAATATTACTTTTTTTTCTACGTTTATATGTTTTTTTTAAACGACGAGTTTTTTTTAAGCTACCTCCTGCTGGTGGTACTCCTGGTGGTGATCCTGGTAGTGGTACTCCTGGTGGTACTCCTGGTGGTACTCCTGGTGGTGGTCCTGGTGTCTGTCCTGGTGGCATAATAGGTGTGAAATTTTTCATGATTTTATTATTTAAATCTTGTTCAAATTTTCCTTTTAAAGTAGCAAGCTGATTGTCTAAACCGCCCTCAAATTTTTGTTGCAAGTTTCCTTTTAAAGTAGCAAGCTGATTGTCTAAACCGCCCTTAAATTTTTGTTGAAATAAATTTGATAATTGATTTACAAAAAGATTTATTGTTTCAGTTAGATCTATAACAACTCTATTTTCTTGACCTCCTTTATATATTTTCTTGTTTTTTCTTTTTCTTCTAGTATTTTTCTTCTTCATATAATAATATAATATTATATAAAATTAATAATAATTATTATACCTTTATGCGTTTATTTACCTCAACTGCAACCATGGCACCAGCTATTTGTGATAAAATATATGGCATTAAATCATTTTTATTTAATTTACCCATATACGCTAGCGCGATAGATACAGCAGGATTAAAATGTCCTCCAGAAATGTTTCCTCCTAAAATAATAACAATCGCTAATGCAGAACCAATAGCTAAAGGATTACCTACAGCTAGTATAATAAAAACGAAAAATAAAGTTCCTAAAAATTCAACAATGAATCGGTTCATTATAATAAATAATTATATTTTATTTATTATAATGAGTAAACCAATTGAAATAAAAGGAAAAAGAAATATCGATAAGTTATTTAACATGGATACCCCTTCAATAAGAACGTCCAGTATAGCAAGTAAAGTAGATAAGATATGGCTAGAACATTATGTACAAGCAAATATTATTAATAAATTATACTTAAATATAAATTTTGAAGATAATAATTTAATTATAAGCGACCTAAAAAAAAAAATATCTGGATATAAATCGCAAGATCAAAAAAAAAACATTTTTAATAAACAAGATTTTATCGATTATGAAACTTTAGTTCAAATGATGGTTGAAAGTAAAATGAAATGTTTTTATTGTAAATGTGATATGTATTTAATTTATGAAAATGTAAGACAAATGAATCAATGGACTCTAGACAGAATAGATAATAACATTGGACATAATAAAAATAATCTAGTTATTGCTTGCTTAGAGTGCAATTTAAAACGTCGAAATATAGATAAAGATAAGTTTTTATTTACTAAAAGATTAAATATAAAAAAAGAAGAATAATATATATATAAATGACTGAAAATAATAAATGGAGCAATGGCACTTTTCAAGAAAAATCATATAAACAAGAAAGGGTTGTATGTGAACGTACCTTTATAGTCCAAGAAAGTAAAAGAGAGGATATAGAAAAAAAATTAGAAGGTCGTGCACTATTAACACACACAAATACAAACCCTTATATGATAAATAATTCATATTTAAAAGATTTAGACGTACAACAAAAATTTTTAATACCACAGAATTCTAATTTTAAATAATTACATATACTATATATATGCTTAAAAGAGACTATTTATTTCCAATTGCATTTTTAGTTTTACCTACATTACTAGCATTAGCATTATTTATAGAACAAAAGGTGTTAAGTCATGGTTCTTACATATATGAAATACAAGATTCAGATGAGTGGTATAATAAAGATTTAAATTTAAAAAATGCTTCATGGGATGAAGTAAAACTTGAAATAAAATTATTTAAAGACATTACGGATAAAGTATACAACAATTTTGCTAAAGATACATATGATAAAAATTCATTACACGTTTTAACTATGCAATTCCATAAAAAATTGATTATTTTAAAAAACTATTTATCTAATTTAGATAAAGAAACTATACAAGATTACGTTGAATATGAAAACATACTAGACGGTATAGAAAAAAATCTAGAACAATTAATTTCCTATAATCAAAATATGATAAAACCTGATTATAGTACCGAATTTGCTAATATTGTAAATATAATATATTTACCATTAGCAGTTATAACAGGTTATTTCGGTATGAATTTTGCTAGTATGGGTGCACATAGTAAAAAAGACCCTGGTGTATTGAATGAAAACCAAGGACAGCTTTTCGTTTTCACTATATCAGCAATTGTTATAATAGTTTATATGTATATTATGTACGAAACTAACAAGCCTTATGGTGGGTTTGATTTTTTTTACAAAGGAACAAATAAATTTACTTTTACCGATTATATTTTTGGAACAAAAGAACAAGAAAAAGAAAAAAAGAAAAGAGATAGTGCGGGGGAAAAAATTGTACAAAAATATAATAAAGAAATAAAAAATGAAAAAAAAATATACACAAATACAGAACCTCCTATTTCTTTAAATATCTACGATAAAGAAACAGACTCCCTTGCGCCACCTATTATAAGAGACACCCATTTAGGACCTTTTGACGATTCATTATTCACACAAAATATATAATTATTTTATCTGTAAAAAAAAAAATAAATAATTACTTTATAATGCCAAAAAAAACTAATATGGTTATACCAAAAGAAACTGATATACCCAGTAAAAAATCAAGCAAAGACCTTTCAAAAGAAGAATTAGAAAAAAAAGTATCTGAATTAGAAAAAAAATTAAATTTACTTGAAACAAAACAATGGTCAAGTTATATAGATGAATATATTGATACTTGGTATGAAGAAAATAAAGATGATGTTGATATAGGTAATATAAAATTATTTGGATTGTTTAATGTAGATGTTATGCCAGATGAACTTGAAAAACATATCTATAAAAAAGTATTTAAAATAATGTTTTCTCTTTTAAAACACAAATTATAAATATATAATTAAATTTTACTTATATATTTACAAAATTTCCAAATCTCTAATTCTCCAGTATTCCGAACTACCGTTAGGTAATGGTCTGCGAATGATAAAAGGTAGTTTTTTTTGTTCTAGTTCCATTTTGGCTATTACAAAACTGTCAATTATGTTATCATCTATATCAATAAAAGGTTTTGAACCAGAATTAAGTTGACTTGCCCTATAACCTAATATTTTTGAATATTCATACTTGGTTAATACTGATAATGTTTTATGAAAATCATCTACAATTTCATTATTTTTATTTCTTGTCACCTTTGATACTTGGTATACTTCGTCATAATTATGGTGAAGCTTTTCAGGATGATAATTTACTAAATAATCTTCCTTAATATTGAAATCCATCTTGTCCATAGGTAATTCATCTTCATCCTCATCATCATCTTCGCCCGCATCTATTTCTGCATCATCTATATCCATGTCAAATTTAAAATTACTATCAGTCTCGGGTAAAGTGTCTTTTTCTAGTAATGTTTTAGAATCCATTAATTTATTTATTTCTAATGCTTTTTTATCAAAATCTGTATTTTGTTCATCATCGTCATCATCGTCATCATCGTCATCATCCTCATCATCATCTTCACCCAAATTAATTACTTCTTTATTTACAGTATCTTCTCCAGCTAAACTTTCCATTTCAGCATCTTCTATTGACCCTACGGAATCTTCATCGCTTTCGGACATTATATAATAATCTTTTATATTCTTTTATTTATTTCAATTTTTATATTATGTTAAGACGATTTCCATATTTTATCACAATGAACACATAAATATATAAATCTTAAATTTGTATTATCGTATCTAATATAAATTACTTCTTTTTCATCTATTTTATCATTATTACTAGGACATTCTTCATTTGGACAAGGAATATTATCTAATCTTGGAAGAGTAGGGTCTAATTTTGTAAATTCATTTACAGTATTCATAATTTTTTGGTCCGTTTTTTTTATTTGTATTTTAGATACACATATACTTTCTATAACATTTGCTTCATTATTACCACAATTTCTGCAATAATAAACCAAAGAATCTCCCGCATCTGTTTCACTTTTTTCACCATCTTCACTTACTCTTATATAAAACATGTTATCACATTTTTCGCAAAATTTCATTAGTATATATATATATGTAAAATATCATTATTTTATTTCAATTTTTTTTATATTTTTAATAAGCTTGGAATAATTTATTTCGATATTTGTCATGTCATATACAGAAACGGATATTTTTTTTGTTTTATTATTTAATTTATTTTCCTTTTCTAAATTATTTAATATGTCATTTTTATTTTCAATAAAATGTTTTTCGATAAAACCTGAAAATAAATCGTAAATAAAACCTTTTTTTTTTAAAATACCATACATTGCAACCTCATAATTTTTATATTTAATTATTTCATTATAATATTCAATTTCACTATGTTTTTCGGTAATACCTGGTTCATGAATTAATGGATTATTAGTAAATAATATACATAAAGATAAAAGAACCGTAGATAAAGTTATACACGAAGTCCACTCATCTCCTTTCCACGTATTTAATATAGATAAACAACATTTTCCGTTTCTGTATAAATTAGGATGAAATCTAGTAATACCGTCATTTGTTAAATAATATACTGTAGGGGGTTTATACGGATAATCTGGAGGAAACATAAATCTGAAAAAATAATACCCATTTTCATATGGAGTGTCTTTTGCACCTATAATTAAAGCATAACCATTTAATATATTATCTTCATCGTGTTGATAATATATATTTTGTTTATGTAAAGGATTAAGTGTAATTTCTTTTACATCACTTATAATTCTAGAAATGCAATCTTTTCTAATGCAACCTTCTATGCTCATATTAATAATAAAAAGAGAATTATCTATATATTTATTTAATATATATTTTTCTATTAATCATAAAAAAATTGAGATAAAAATTTCTCCAGAATATATAATCATTAATTATGCCATCAAATGTTATAAATGATTTACAACGTTTTTTAAGAAACCATAAAGCTACTTCTAATGATAAAATAACACATACAAGAATAGGTGATAAAAAATTAGGAATTTATGGAGGAAGTTATTGTATAGATGGAGATAATCTAACAAAGTTTTTAAATATATATCATAAAACGGTTTTTGAAGAAAACGCGCATGAATATTTAACTGAAAAACAAATCGATAATGGACCTATTTTAGTAGATTTTGACTTTAGATATGATATTTCAATATCTACACGACAACATGATGAGGAAACGATAATATCAATTATGGATTTGTATACGGAAAAATTAAAAAAAATTTTAAAATTTGAGGATGATAAAGAATTTCCAATATATATTTTTGAAAAACCATCTATAAATGAAATGAAAAAAGAAGAAATTGTTAAAGATGGGATACATATGATAATAGGAATTAGCATGCCACATAAAGTGCAATCTTTATTGAGGGATGAAGTATTAAAAGATATTGAGAATCAAGGTCTTGAATTACCTTTAGAAAATACGTGGGATTCTGTGTTAGATCGTGGGATTACTGAAGGATATACAAACTGGCAAATGTATGGTTCTAGGAAACCTAACAATCAAGCATATCAATTGACAAAATATTATATGGCGAGAATTGATTTAAATGATGGGGAATTTGTAATAAATGAAATGGAAACTAGTTCTCTAGATTTACAATATGATTTAATTAAATTATCTGCACAATATTCTAAACATCCTGCATTTGAATTAAATGAAAGTTTTAAGGATAAATTAAATCCTAATAAAAAAAAGAAACCAAAACTTAAATTAAAATCTATTAATACAAACTATGATATAAATGATATAAAAAATGTGGATGAACTAGATTCAGCACTTGAACATATTATTAATACAAATGATTCATATAATTTTAACAGAGGTTCTTTTAGTTTAAAAGAAATTCATGGATATGTTATGCTTTTACCCGAAAGTTATTATGGTAAAGGCTCTTACGATAAATGGATTAGAGTAGGTCTAGCATTATATCATACAGACCGCCGATTGTTTTTATCATGGATAAAATTTAGTAGTCAATCAAAAGATTTTGATTTTTCAGATATTCCTGGATTCTTTGACTTTTGGAAAAAATTTGGTGAAAATAAAAAAGAAGAACTTACACATCGTTCTATTATGTTCTGGGCCAGAAACGATGCGCCACGAGATAAATATGATGAATTTAGACGTGAAACATTAGATCATTATATTGATATTACCGTAGCAGGTGATTTTATGCCTTCTCATGAAAATAAAAAAGGAAAAGAAATGAACGTTGCACAACAATGTGCGAGAGATTATGATTTAGCCGTTGTTTTGTATCAAATGTTTAAAGACCAATTTATATGTTATAGTCAGAATGGAAGAGGAAAATGGATGAAATTTGATGGAAATAGGTGGCTTGAAAATGAAGAAGCATGGAGTTTGCGAAAAGCTTTGTCTGAAGAAATGTATAGTGTATATCAAGAAAAAGTTGTAGCGAATATGAGTTTTGTACAAACCTTTGAGGAAGACGACCCTAGATGGAACGCAATTAGAACTAGAACACATAACTTGGCTCAATGTTGCCAATTACTTAAAAAAAGTAGTCCAAAAGATAATATTTTAAAAGAAGCAAAGGCTTTATTTTACGATAAAGACTTTCTAGAAAAACAAGACCAGTATCCATATTTACTATGCTACAATAATGGTGTTTATGATTTTAAAGAAAATATCTTTAGAGATGGAAGACCAGAAGATTATATTAGTAAATCAACAAATATAGACTATATTCCTTTAAGTAAAATTAATCAAAATACACTTGAGGAAATAAATGAATTTATGGAACAACTATTTCCTATAGAAGAATTAAGAAATTACATGTGGCAACATCTGGCCTCTACATTGATAGGAACAAACGAAAATCAAACCTTCAACATATATACGGGATGTGGTAGAAATGGTAAGTCTATGTTAGTGATGTTGATGTCAAAAATACTTGGAGAATATAAAGGTACGGTACCTATAACTCTTATTACTCAAAAAAGAAACAGTATAGGTGGTACTTCATCAGAAGTCGTACAACTAAAAGGTCTTAGATATGCCGTTATGCAAGAACCAACTAAAGGAGACCAAATAAATGAAGGTATTATGAAAGAAATTACTGGTGGAGACCCCATTCAAGGTAGAGCATTATATAAAGAAATGATTACTTTTATGCCACAATTTAAATTAGCAGTTTGTACTAACACTTTATTTGATATTAAAAGTAATGATGATGGTACCTGGAGGCGCATTCGAGTGTGCCCATTTATGTCAAAATTTACGGAAAATCCCGTAGATGATGATGAAGATTCTCCTTATCAATATAAAGTAAATAAAAAATTAGATGAACGATTCGATGATTGGGGACCCGTTTTTATGGCTAAATTAGTCGACATTGCATCAAAGGCTAAAGGAAACGTTGAAGATTGTAAAATTGTTATGGCAAGAAGTGAAGAATATCGAGAAGGTCAAGATTATTTGGCAGAATTTAATAAGGAAATGATTGAAAAGTCCCAAGATTCTGTAGTAAAAAAAGATGAACTTTATGAAGAATTTTGTAAGTGGTATAGGGAACACTATGGAAGAATTGTTCCAAAGGGTAAAGAAATCTATGACTATATGAATAAAAAATATGGAAAATGCAAAAAGAAAATGTGGTCTGGCGTTAGAATTATTTATCAATATGATGAAGAACAACAAGAAGAAACAGGGGAAGTAGAAGAAAATGAATAAAAATTATATTAGATATTAAAACCGTTTTTAATAATATTATTTAATTAAAATAATATTATTTAATTTAACATTTTTTTATTTAAAATTACACTTCCAAAGTACAAAAAAATATATAAAGAAATATAAATCATAAACATTTCCATTCTAGTTATTATATATGGCCACCATGGAAGTCCAAAAATTACGATAGGTACTAATAGTAATATATAATGACTTTCCTTTGGTATAATTAATGGATCTACTGGCCTATATAAAACAGCCGCTATTAACAACATATGCAACAAAAAGAAAACTACATTCATAGTTTTAGAAGAAATCCCTAAAATACCTAACTGTTCTGCAGGTTGCCTATTTTTTAGCTGTCTTACATAAATGTCAACCCCACCAATAGTTCCTATAATAATATTATGAAGCATTATTTTTGCCGCAACCTCTTTAAAATTTAAATATAATATTATACCTAATGGAACCGCAAATGTAGATATAAATTTAAAGATACCATTTATATTATTCATTTATATATTAATACGATAATTTTTCTTTTTTCCAAACACCATTGCTATTTTTAACCCAATACATATCACCGTCATCTGTATCTTCGTAATTTGGATGCGCTTCATAATAATTTGTTTTAAACGTCTTATAAATAGAACACCTTTTGCCAGTTTCGCCATTAATTTCAGTATCTGCTTCATCACTTTCTAATGTTTCTGTACCCTTATCAATACATATATAATCGGCGTGGTTTATATCATCAAAATTTGACGCAAGTTCATTTGCATCAACATAATCTTCTACTTCATTCTTCGCTTCAACTAAATTTTCTAAATCTTGGTCGTTTGATAAAAGATAATCTAATTCTTTCGCATAATTATCTGTATAATTAGACTTTTTTTCTGAAGTTTGTAGAGCTACTTTACTCGCTTTCTTTAATGAATCTGCAACGTCTGATAATGTTTCCTCTCCTTTAACATTTGGAATATTAATCGTTATATTTTTTATTTCCTTATAAATATATCGCATACCTTTAATTAAAAAAAAAGACAAGTCGTGTATATAAAAAGGAAATGCCCCCATTAATATAAGTGTTATTATACTAGTTATTACATTGTAATCACCTCTGTATAAAAATAATAAACCATATATCGTAAATAAAATCCAATATATTATGTATATAATATTATAACTTTCATCAAACATTCTCATTTTTTCTTGTTTGTAAGCCGTGTTTCTTAAATTAGTATAATGTGCATTTTTTGTTAGTTTATCTTTTAAATATAAGTACTGACCTCCTATATAAGCATGATCCTTTTCTAAATTTTCTTTTAATTCTTCCAAATCTGTATCATCATCTATATCAATGCCGTTATTTTTTTCAATTGTTTTATAACGATAAATATTTTCCATATTATAATTTAATCATATAATATATTTATCGTTATAATTAAATTCATTTATTCACTTCTTAAAGTAAAATCCCAATCAAATACTGCAGGTAATGTATCTGATAGATTCGTTCCGACTATCATTACTCCACTCGCATATATTATTGATATAGTAATCGCTAATACTATTGCTACTATGGCTATAGTAACGTCTATTATACCAGTTGCTAAAATTACCAATATAACTAAAGCAACTAATAACGCTATAAATATAGCTTTCATTCCTTCGTTAAAACTATCTAACCTTAGCGTAGACGCAGATAAAAAATTACCTTTTTGAATTTTTTTACGCTCGGTATCTCTTACTATATCATCATATGCATTAATATTTGCTTGAACACCTGATATATCATCATGTAAATTTTGATATTCTGTATATAAGTCACTTCTATTTTCAAGATTACCAACTATATCATCAAAATCCGCATCAGAATAAGCGGTTTCTAACGTTTTATCAAATTCATCCATTCTATCTTCTACATTTTGCAACTTATCAGATATAGAATATTCTGCCATATAATATATAAAAATATAATATATGGAATTAGTTATTCGAATTTATTATAGTAGAAACTGTTACTGCTCCAGCAACCACGCTACCTAACAATAAAGATACATACAGCATTTTTGCAGAATCATATTTTAATGATTCTGCCTCTAAATATCCTGAACCTGAATCTCGTAAAGAACCTGGTTTATTACTAATATCATCACTATTACTAGCCGCGACTGCAGAACTTGTTTTATATTTCAACATAAAATTATATCTCGCTTGATAATCCTTTAAACTTTTATCTAAATCATCTATATTTAAACTATCATCCGAACCATCGGCTTTAGATTTCATTTGAGCTACTATTTCATTTAGTTGATTTATGTAAAGTATAGCATCACTAAAATTAGAGGCACCACTTGAAAATGGATTGCATACGGCATCGGTTGTTGCTAATTCCGTATTATCCCCTTGTGTAGGCGCGGTTCCTCCAACTTCATCCACATTATCTGTTTCCGGCATTAAACCACAGGTTAAATTCACTGAATCTGGAAATAATGTAGAATCTGTTAAACTATCTGTACCCGCTATCGTATCCATAGCATCATCTCCTTGATATATATCTTGAAATGTATAAGTACCACCACTATCCTCAGTGTAAAAGTATTTTTGACTTCCGTCGTCATATATGCCAGACGAGGTGTATAATGTTCCATCACTATCTAAACTTGAAAGTTCATCTTCTAATAATTCTACCTTTTCTTTATAGATTGCATATAATTCACTTAAAGTTAAATCAGCATAGGTTTCATCATTATCATCACCAACCTGATCGCCATTTCCGTCAGTTTGTAAAGAATCTGATAAAAATGTTTCAACTGATTTATAAATAGTTTTGTTATCATTTCCCTCTAAATTTTTAAATGTTCCTAAAGTCGTATTTTTTTGTTTTTCATATATACCTCCTTGTACGATGGAGTCATTAATATTACTAATATCAGATAATCTAGACATCTATATTATTTTATTATATAAAAATAATACTATCTAGAATATAATTCATAAATTAAAGCACTTAATAACATAACACCAACTGATAAATGAACCGGCCTCATTAATGCTATATCATATATTTTTTCATTGTTTTTTTTAACTTCTTCGGCGGCTTCAACTTTACCTAAACTTTTATAATATTCATTAAAAAAATTTACTACAGAACCATCATTTATAAAATTTCTTCTAGTACTACTACTTGAATAGTTATCATCATCATCTATTAAATTATTAAAGGATGAATCTAATATATACCACTTTTCTGTAAGATCTGCTATAGCTTGTTCTGAATTGTCTAAAGTTTTCGTATCATAATTTTTACTTTTTACAAATTTAAATTCAGACATAATATATATTATAATATGTTAATATATATTATCTAATTATTTATACAATATCTGTAATAATTACCTGTAATAGATGTTATACTTGGGCGAACAATCTCACAAATATCTCCTGGACGAAGACCTATTGCTATTGCAACTGGATCAAATCTAGATATTTCTGGTATGTTTGAATTGTCTAAAACATTATATCTCTTCTTAAATTCAACAATTTTCTCTTCCGTTAATTTTGTATGCTTTGGTACCATCTCATGTTCTAATACGTTAAATTGTAATGACATAATGTCTATTATATTTATATATATTGACTCTTCGGCCCACAACTGTTTCACTTCTGCTATTAAAGTGTCGCGACTTGACTTATCTTTCGTTATGATGATTAATGTATCATTTTTGTTCAAAATACTTTCTAAATTAAATAAATCATCAATAAAATCATGTATATTTTGCGGACGCAAAGAACGACCAAGATAGTATTTAACATATATTTTATTCCCTGTTTCATTAGAAACTAACATATCTATTTGTTTATTATTGTGCATGATATGTAATTCGTTTATACTAAATTCATTATAATTTTCTATATTATATCCTTGACTTTCTAATTGTGCAAGAAGTACCTTTCTGGAAGTGGAAAGTTTTGATATTTGACTACTTTGTTGATATAACGATGCCATGTGTTATATTTAATATATCTACAATAATTTAAATTCAATTTTATATTATATTTATAATTCTACTAACGTTATTCCATTCGTTGTTTTTATTTTTATATTTTCAACATTTTCTCTGTGAATATTATCGTGACACACTTGACATATAGATATTAAATTTCCTAAACTGTTTTTTGGAATGTGATTAATATAATTATTATCATCTGCATTTGTTTGATACTGTAAATGATGAATATCAACCGCATTTCTTTCTTTACATACCTGACATAAACCACCTGCTAATTTCTTCGAATTATATCTTGATGGTTTTAAATTTAAAATATTATCTTCCTTTTTATCTCGGATATGTAAATATTTATTTCTTATTTCATGTGCTTTATTTAATATATCTTGAGGTAATTTGTATCCTTCTGCTACGGTTAATCCATAAAAAGTATCTCCCTGACCATCTTTTAAAATCCTATCATATTCTAAGATATTTGTCTTATTATTTAAACGTACTGATAAATGCTTTATAGACATTCTATCTAGTTCTTTCACCTCGTCATAATCACATATTTCATGATAGTGTGTTGCAAAAATATAACTACTTTTACGTTCATGTAATTTTATCAAAGATGCTACAATAATACTAGTCGCCGATTCAATCTCTGTTCCCGAACACACTTCATCTCCAATAATTAAACTATTCTCATCCGCTCCTTTTAAAATAGTTTTTAACTCTAACATCTCTACCGCAAATGTTGAAAGGCCTTTAAACAAATTATCATTGCCAAGAATACGCGTAAATATACTTTTATAAGGATTATATGTAAACTTAGATGCAGAAACAAAAAATCCTGCTTGAGCCATAATGACACTAATCCCTATTGATTTTATTAAACTACTTTTACCTACCGCATTTGTTCCAAATAAAAGTATTCCTTGTTGTTTACTATTTAATTCCACATCATTTGCCACATATGTCTCATTATTATTTAAATTTTCAATTAAAGGATGTCGCAGTTGTTTTGCCTCCACAAACGATTCGGTTTTTGTATCATCTATGGTTGGCATAACATGTTTATACTTTATAGCTAAGAATGCTTTTGCATAGTTCAAATCAAACTCTGCTATAAATTTTGCGATGACCTGGAGAGATTTATACCGTTCCTTTAAATTATCCGTAAATTTTCCATATAAATTACATAAAGAACTCGATATATCTTTTTTTAATACATGTATTCTTAGACACATCTCTCGTATTTCTGGTGTTATAATATATACACTTCCCTTTTTAGCTGGAATAGATTCCATTTCTAAATTTAAAATAAATCTATACTCTGACTCATCATATTCATTTTTAAAAAATAACTCTTTTTCTAAAACCCCCTCATCTATTTTTTCTTTTAACTTTTTAAATCTTGCATTGGTTATAATTATATTAGTTTCCTCTTTTTTTTCTTCTAACTCGACCATCGTGTTGCACTGCCGGCCACCACGAACGTTGGTCGACATAATCACGAAATTTAAATACTTTATAATAGATTCAAGTTTTGCCGATATTTCACAATATTCTAACATTAATTCATCGTGTGTATCATTTACACCTTTTTTTATAAAATTATCATCATAATATAAATTATTAACTAATCTTGCTTTTTCCTTATCTAAAAAATTACCTATAGAATAAATATATTCTCTGCATTTTTTTTTAACTTCTAAATTTTTTAATTCTAAAATCACTTCTTCTCCATAACTAGTATTTTTTAAATAAATTACATAAGATTTATATAATGTTAATATAATATCAATACTTTTTTCTAATTCATAAATATCGCTAGGAGTTGCATGTGAATTTACAATTTTTCTATTTAATTTTTCAATATCAATAATATTTGATAATTGTTTTCGAATGGTTTCAATAGAATTTTCTTCGTACTCTTGGCTAATGATTATATCTACCTTATTATATTTTTTACGCAAAATATCTGCGTTATTCACGGGATTAAGCATATCATGTTCAAACAATCTTTTACCCATCGATGTTTGACATTTATTAAGGAACTTTAGAATCGAACTTATATTTTTAGATGATTCTATTAAATCACTATTACTAGTTATATTAAGCTGCTTTAAAGAATGATTTGCTAATACTACCCGTTCACTTACATTCTTAAAAATTGGCTCAACTATTTTATCCACTAAACATGGATTGTGTTCATGTGTATATTCCAATAAAAAACAATAACTTTCTGTAGCGCATACATATCTATCATATTCATCAGAATAAGGTGTTAAAGAATTATCAAAAAATTTGTCCAATATTTCTTCTTGATATACTGGTTTTCTTGAATTTTCTATTTGTTTTAATCTAATAGGATTACAATTAGGGTCATTAACATTAAATTTTTCTACCATAGAATCAGTCAAAGAAGTGTATTTAATAACATTATCCATTTCATTATCGTCAAGATTATGTATAAAAATAATTTGTTTTGGTACATAAGAAATAATAAATCTCTCCATCTCATCATATGGCCTATGAGATGTTTCATAATCGCAACTGTATTCAAAAATGTAAGATGTTCCACTGTATATATCTATTGTAGACATTCCAACATATAGACAATATTTTTTTTGTTTAGAAATATACATTTTATTGATTGAAACACATGAACAATAGTTTGATATGTTATCAGAAATAGAATTAAAATAAGTTCCTGGAGAGATTATTTCTGTTAATTCGCGGACCCAGGTCCCATCAGATAACTGTTTTGTTTGTTCATATACAGCTACTATCCATTTTGCTGCATGAAGTCGTCCGCACCAATAATCTTTTCTATTTACTGGAAAACCAACCATATATAAAGGCTTACCTTTATGTAAAATTTTCTTATCACTCATCTTCATACCAAGTTCATTTCTATATTGATCTATATTACTTCCTGTAATTTCACCATCTATCTCTTTTGTACCGTACGTCTCAAAAAAATCACCTTGATGCATTACAACTATTGTTTTTTCTTTACCATATTTTTCATACAATTCTTGTGTATGTTTAAAAAATTCTTCATGTAGTTTTAATTTATCTTTTTGTTTCTTTTCCATTATTATATTATATAATATTGACTTTATATCATTCATTCATATAGTTATGTAGTAAGGTCCCCTTTGTTTTATTATTAATTTCACCCGATAAAATAGAATCTTCATATATTTTCCTTAATACATCATTCGGAGCATTACTACCTACTTTAATTAAACAATGTTTTCTTAAATAATCCTTTACTTCTTTTAGTGATACATTTTTAAGTTTATCTATTTCTTCTTGTACTACACGACGGTCATTATTACTTTTTATAAGTACTCCTACATTATTTGTATCTTTTGCTTTTCCTAATGTATAAGTACGTTTTGTATATTTTTTCTTTTTCACTTTTTTTTTAGAGATTGTTTTTTCAATATTCATATCAGAAATATCCATATTACTAACCGTATTAATAGGAACATCGTCTTTAAATTTTAAATTTTTTCTTGTATTTTTTTTCCATTCTCTATAGGTAGGAATAGAAGAACCTTTTAAACAACTATAAGGAGGTGCACTAGGTAATTCAAATTTTGTTTTATTTTCAATTTCATTATTAGATATAGATGCAATAGGTGGTTCGTCTAAAACAACTGGGATAGGAGCCTCTGAAACAACTGGAGGAGGGGGAGGCGCAATGGAAACAACTGGAGGAGGGGGAGGCGCAATGGAAACAACTGGAGGAGGGGGAGGCGCAACAGAAACATCTGGAGGTACTGAATCTACATATATTTCGTTATTAACAGGTAATGTACTTGTATTTATGTTAATACTAGGTGGATTTTTTCTTGTTTCTCTTTTTTTCTTTTTTAATTTCTTTTTAAATTTCCTTTCTTGTTTTAATTTTGTTAAATAACTTAAATGCTTATCAAATTCATTTTCAGAAATAACTTCCGATTCTTTAGGTTTTTCCATGTCTTCTTGAATTTTATTTTGATGACTTTTTATTCTTTTTAATAATTCCTTTTGCATTACATTTGGTTTAATTAATGGCTTTGGTTTAATTTTCTTTGTTTTTTTTTTATTAGACCTCTTTTTTTTATTCATTGTAAATAAATCTGTATTTATAGAAATTGTTTTTTTTTCCATATTATAATTAATATAAAAAATATTATGGTTTACTACTTAATAACAGTAAATTAATAAATATATTTAAAGATAAATTGAAGTAATAAATAAGATGAAAAAAAGAAATAAAACAATGAATAATACATATTATCAAAAAGGAAAATTCACCGAAGAGCCATGGGAATTAATAAATAGTTATTTTAGAAATGAATATTTACAAAGATTAGTACGCCATCAACTAGAATCATTTAATGAACTTACCAAAAATCAGTTGGAACGAACAATAGAAATGTTTAACCCAATAGAAATTCGTTCAGAAAATGACTATAGCGCGGTTTTCAAAAAATATGGTCTTGAAATTACAATTGAATTTGAAAATTTCAGTATATTTAGACCACAGATACACGAAAATAACGGAGCTACAAAAATAATGATTCCACAAGAAGCACGGCTTAGAAATTTTACATATGCTTCAACAATGACGGTAGATTTAAAAATTACATATTTAATAAGAAATGGTGAAGAATTAAAAAATGAGCAAAGAATTATGAAAAAAATACCAAGAATTCATATTGGAAAATTGCCTATTATGTTAAAATCGGATATTTGTGTGTTAAGACAGTATCAACACATAAATAATAATATTACAGGAGAATGTAGGTTTGACCCTGGTGGGTATTTTATAATTAACGGTTCTGAAAAAACCGTTTTAGGTCAGGAAAGAGCTGCTGAAAATAAGATATACTGTTTTGATGTATCAAAAAATACAAGTAAATGGAATACAATTGCTGAAATTAAATCTGTCCCCGATTATAAACAAATATCTCCTAAACAAATAAATCTAATGGTATCTAGTAAAAATAATGGATTTGGATATCCAATATATATTCAAATACCAAGAATTAAAAATCCAATTCCTTTATTTATTGTATTTAGAGCTCTGGGTATAATTTCTGACTTTGAAATTTGCTCTTTTATATTGTTAAGCGTAGATGATGAATCAAACAAAAAATTTCTATATGCACTAAAAGCGTCTATTATTGATTCAAATAATAATATTACACAAGAAAGTGCAATGGAATATGTCACCAATAATGTAATGTATACTCCAATAAATATGTCCATAGAAGCTGGAAAAATTAAAAAACGAGAATTTACGAATGACGTATTGCATCAAGATTTATTTCCTCATTGTCATAATATTAAACAAAAAATATATTTTCTAGGAAATATGGCACATAAATTACTAAGGGTTTCACTAAAAATGGCGCCAGTAGATGATAGAGATTCTTATATAAACAAAAGAATCGATTCATGTGGTGTTTTGATAAATAATTTGTTTAGAAATTATTTAAATAAGGTTGTAAAAGATATGCAAAAACAAATTGTTAGAGAAATTAATAATGGTTCTTGGCGTTCTACAAGCGATTATGAAAATATTATTAATTTAACCTATATTTATAAAATAATTAAATCATCTACAATTGAAAATGGAATTAAACGAGCTCTAGCTACAGGAGATTTTGGTATAAAACATATTAGTACAAGTAAAGTTGGAGTAGCACAAGTATTAAGCCGTTTAACATATGTATCAGGTATTAGTCATTCCAGAAGAATAAATACCCCTATTGATAAAAGTGGAAAGTTAACACCTCCGAGAAAATTACATAATACGACATGGGGATATTTATGTCCTGCTGAAACGCCAGAAGGACAATCGGTAGGTGTAGTAAAAAATTTAAGTTATATGACTCATTTAACAATTACTTCAAGTAGTAGCGGATTATATGATTATGTAAATGATGATATTGTGCATATTGAAGATATAACTCCTATTGAACTTTTTAATAAAGTAAAAGTAATTATAAATGGTACAATTATAGGATATGCCAAAGAACCATATGATTTATATCTTAAACTAAAAGATAAAAAATATAAAGGAATTATAAATATTTATACGGGAATTGTATTTGATTATAATAATAAAGAAATTGTTATTTGTAATGATGCTGGAAGATTAACTCGTCCTCTATTAAAAATAAAAGATAAAAGATTATTGTTAACTCCTGATATTGTTAATAAAATAAGGTCCTATGAATTTTCGTGGGATGATTTGTTAACGAATATTAAAATAGAAGATTCTGTAATAGAATATATTGACCCCGCCGAACAAAATTCTAGCTTGATAGCAATGAGACCTTATGAATTAGTTGATCCAAAAAACAAATTAAATCCATATACTCACTGTGAAATACATCCTAGTACTATTTTTGGAATATTAGCATCATGTATACCGTTTCCTGAAACAAATCAATCTCCTAGAAATACATACCAATGTGCTATGGGTAAACAAGCTATGGGTATCTATGTATCTAACTTTAAGGATAGAATGGATAAAACGGCATATGTTTTAACGTACCCAATGCGTCCCCTAGTAGATACCAGAGTTATGAGTATGATTCAATTAAATAATATACCTTCTGGTAGTCCAGTAATGGTTGCTATTGCAACTACAACTGGATATAATCAAGAAGATAGTGTATTGGTAAATAAAGGTTCTCTGGATAGAGGACTCTTTCAAGCGACAATATATCATACTGAAAAAGATGAAGATAAAAAAATTCATGGAGACCAAGAAATTAGGTGCAAACCAGACCCCTCAAAAACAAAAGGTATGAAATTTGCAAATTATGATAAAATAAATAAAGATGGAGTAGTAGATGAAAACACTTTACTAGAAGATAAAGATATTATAATAGCAAAAATGTTTCCTATAAAAGAAAATAGAAATGACCATACAAAAATAATTAAATATGAAGACCAAAGTAAAATTATTCGAACCCATGAAGAAACCTATGTAGATAAAAATTATATGCAAAGAAATGGTGAAGGTTATAATCTATGTAAATCTAAAAATCGTGCATTAAGAAAACCCGTTATAGGTGATAAAATGTCTTCCAGACATGGACAAAAAGGAACTATTGGTAATATTATACCAGAATGTGATATGCCCTTTACACAAAATGGTATTAAACCTGATATTATCATTAATCCTCATGCTATACCTAGTCGTATGACTATCGCACAATTAAAAGAAACTATTTTAGGAAAAATACTCGTAGAATTAGGATTATATGGAGATGGAACTAGTTTTGGTGATTTAGAAATTAGTGAAATTTGCAATAAATTACAAGATATTGGATATGAGTCAAGAGGAAATGAACTCATGTATGATGGTTTAACAGGAAAACAAATAGAATGTAGTATATTTATTGGACCTGTCTTTTATCAAAGACTTAAACATATGGTTACGGATAAACAACATAGTAGATCTATTGGACCTATGGTAAATCTTACAAGACAGCCTGCAGAAGGTAGGTCTAGGGATGGTGGACTTAGGTTTGGAGAAATGGAACGTGATTGTTGTATTAGCCACGGAATTTCTGAATTTACCAAAGAAAGAATTTATAATGCTTCAGATAAATATAGTGTTCATATATGTAAGTCCTGTGGTTTTATTGCTTCTTATAATAATAAAATGAATATACATTACTGTAGAACTTGTGAAAATCGTGTAAATTTCTCTTATGTTAAAATACCATATTCATGTAAACTATTATTTCAAGAATTAATGACCATGAATATCGCTCCTAGATTAATTACAAATTAATTAATATGAATAAAAATATTTATTAATATTATATGGTAAATTGTGGACCGTCAACTGGAATTATTTATCCTGAAAATTCTACTACAGAAAGAGCTACTGAACGCAAAGTTCTTAAAAATGCCATTAATTATAGTAAATGTTCAAGCTCATTCGTATGTGGTAGAATGAATTTTACTGTCGCTATGAATAAACAAGGTAATACAAAACACGTATCTGATAGTTCTGATTATACAAGATACAAAAAATTAATGAGCAATAAGATTATGAAAAATTAAATATTATTAAAAATTTTTTATTGATATTTAATGAATAAAATCTTCTGCAGACTTTAGCAAATTTTTAACTTCTGTACAATTTGAAGGTACATCATCGTCATTTAAAGTTATCGATTGGTCAGTCATTAAAACAAACATATTTTTTAATAGTTTTTTTGAACTTTGATTGTATTTGTAACTTTTTAAAGAACAAACTAAATGTTGTAAAATAAGTAAAACATTCGCATTAGTTCCTGCATAAGCATCATCATCATCCCATAATAAATCAAAAACTTTTACGGCTTCTTGAAAACTTTTAAATGATTTTCCTTTCGTAATATATTCTCCAGAATCTAGATTATTATAATAAACAGTATTTACTTTGTAATCTGCTTTTGACATTATTATATACTAATTATATTTTATTTATTACATAAATATTAATCACTTTTTACAATTGTGTTAAAAATATTTGTTAAGGTTGGTAATGAATCAATCATTATTTCTCCACCACCCACTTTTTCTATTGATTTATCTTTAGAACCTTCTTCCGCATCTTTATCTTCGGTACTACTTCCTTCTTTTTTAATAACTGTATCTTGTTTTTCTAAATTCTGTTCTCCCGCCCATGTATTAAAATCTGGAGAAGATTCACCTTCTTCACCTTCGTTTGTATTTGGATTATAAGGAGGAGAAGGAGGAGTGTAACTACCTACAAGATAAGGAGGTGATGGTGATGGTGATATTGCAGCATTTATATTCTCGGTAATTCTTTTTTGTGCGGTTTGTATTGTTTGTTGTGCATTATTTATAGTTTCTTGAGCAGTATTAATTGTTTCATTTAGAACAGAAGGAAGTAATGTATTCGTTCCTTCTTGTTGTTGAGGTTGTTGAGGTTGTTGGGGTTGTTGAGGTTGTTGAGGTTGTTGAGGTTGTTGAGGTTGTTG